TTATACTGATGGATCATGGTTAACCTATGCTGATTATCTTTCTAAAAGAAGAACAAAACCTGGTAAGACAAGCTTCTTATCTTATATGGAGAACATATGGACTTATGCAGGTACTTGGTCTATAGAAGAATATGAAACGGATCCAATTAAAATTAAGGATGCGAGACCGGGAGACCTCTTCATTGAAGGTGGTTTTCCTGGACATGCTGTGACTATTGTTGATATGGTAGAGAATGATGAGGGTAAGAAATTATATATGCTTGCCCAGTCATTCATGCCAGCACAGTCACATCACATATTACTCAGTATAAATAACTCAGTATGGTTTGACTTTGATAGAAACAAAGAGGTAGTAGCTACACCAGGCTGGGTATTTAGTAAGAGAAGCGTTAAACGATTCAATAATTAAATAATGTATATTATGAATATGTATCAATTTAATGAGAAGAATATTTTAGATACTCTTTCGGCTAATAAAGAAAATCCGGAAGAGTGTCTTAAAATAATAACACAGTTAAAAGAACAGTGTGGAGAACTTACAGAGTTCTTAATAAGACAAGAGAAATTTTTCAAAAACTATAAAAAGAATAAATAATATGGGAGTAGACTGTTATGGCTTAAAGCCTCACAATCCTAATCAGTTTGTGAAACCAACAATAAACTGGGATGATGCCCCAAGTGAAAGAGAAACACAAAAGTTTTTTAATGAAACAGAAGCCTATGAAGAACAAGTAAAAGGATCTTATTTCAGAAATAACTGGTGGTGGTGGAGACCTATGTGGGCATATGCAACAAGCATAGGTTTAGAACATGGTATAATAACCAAGGAACAAGCAAACTACGGTGAAGGTAATGACGGTAGTAAGATTAATGGAAAAATTGCTAAGAAATGGGGTGAACTTATACTATGGGATATAGCTGAAGGCAATGTACGAGATCATGAGACAGAGTATAAGATACAGTATGATATGGCAAAAGAGCATAATGATGAGCTCGATAAAGCTATGCAAATACTTCGTGAAGTTGTACAAGCAGAAACAGGTGACAAAGATATTGTACCTAATAGCTATCCAAGAAAACATAAGAAATCATGGCAAGAGCTATGGGATAGAAGAGATCATAGAGCAAGCTACCCTTTTAGTGAAGAAAACTTAAAAGAGTTTGCAGAGTTTATGATAGAATCGGGAGGGTTCTCGATATGTTAGGATTATTAACCGGAGGTTTATACTTAGTATTAGTATACCTCTACTTAAAAGCGGAATAAAATGAGAAAAGTAAGAATATTTTTAACAGTATTAATAACAGGATTATTTTTAGTAAGTTGCGGTTCATCCAGAGATATGTGTAAAAGTAAAAAGAAATACTATAAAGCAAACTCGAAATGTTGGAACGCAAAGAAACAAAAATATACACGATGTTAGTATAAATCATAAATCAAATCATAATGGCAAGACTATTAAAATCAAGTGGAGAGGTGCTACCTAATGTAGACATCTCTTCACTCAAAAAAATGCAGAACCTTGTTCAAGGTTATATCGAATTCGTTTACATAAAGGATAAGATATTAATAGTAAACGAAGAAGGTTTACTAGACCAACTGCCGCCAAACATTGAAGCAAGTCGAATATACGGGAGCCCTTTAGTCGGGGATGTAATAGAGTGTGGAATCAAAGAAGTTAACTGATATATGAATTATTTAATAACAAACAATAAGAGTCAGGTTGTATATGATAATATGCAATCTATTTCAGTTGATACCGCAATTTCACAGTTAAGAAGCTGTGAGGTTGTGGGTGTTGACACAGAAACTACCGGTTTTAACTGGAATGATAATGCATTATTGTTGTTACAGATATCTACGAAAGAAAACAATTACATATTTGATTGTACAAGTGTAGATATATCAATACTGAATAAAATGTTCTTAAGTGATAAGGTTACTAAAATCTTTCACAATGTAAAGTTTGATTACAAGTTTTTACGTGCGAATAATCTTAATACTGAAAATGTATATGATACTATGCTTGCTGATCAAGTTATACACTGTGGTAAAAAGAGTATAAAATACAGTCTTGATGCATTATTAGATAGATATTTTGAAATATTTATAGATAAGAGCACAAGATTATCATTTGTTACACACAACCCTGGTAATCCATATACTAAGCAGCAACTTAAATATGCATTTACTGATACTGAGTTTTTATTACAAATTGTAGAGAAACAACAAGAATTAATTAACGAATATGATCTAAATGAGGTAATTAAGCTTGAAAATCAAGCTGCACTTGCCTTTGCAGACATAGAATACAATGGTATTTACTTAAATAAGACTAAATGGGAAGAAAACTATAACAAAATCAAGATAGATTTAGAACAATCTATGGAACAGCTTGATAATTTTATAGAACTTGATCCTATGTTCGATCGTTTTAAGCTAAAACAAGTACAAACAGACATGTTTCTACCTATGGAAGAGCTTAGAAAGACTAATATGTTATGGAGTTCACCTACACAAGTGTTAAAACTTATGCAGTGTGTTAGTCCAGAACTTGAGAGTGTTAATGGTAAAGTATTATTGATGCATAAAAATATGCACCCTATTGTGTCTAAATATATAAAATATAAGGAACAAGCTAAATTATGTAATGCATATGGCTTGGATTTCTATAAATATCTGCATAAAGATGATAAAATACATACATCATTTCAACAGATATTAAATACAGGTAGAGTTTCGTCAAGAAGCCCTAACATGCAGCAGATCCCTAGTAATAATTCATATAGAAATGCATTTGTACCTGAAAATGGTGAAGATGTGTTTGTGTCTTCTGATTTTTCCTCTCAGGAGCTTTGTATTATTGCTTTTGGATCTGGTGATCCTGTATGGTTAAATGCACTAGAAGAAGGTAAAGATTTACATTCTATATGTGCTGAACTTATATTTGGAAATACATGGATAGACGCAGAAGGTGATACTAAAGAACGTAAGAGACTACGTACAGCTGTAAAAGCTATTAATTTTGGTCTTGCTTATGGTATGTCAGAGTTTAAACTATCTGATACTTTGGGAATAACAGTCAAAGAAGCTAAGAAAATGATTAAGAAATACTTTACAGTGTTTCCTGCCATTAAAAAGTTTCTAGACAATCTAGGAGCATTTGGTACAGATAATGGATTTATCAGAACCTTCTCTCCTTATAGACGCATACGATGGTTTGAGGATTGGTCACAAGAAATGGAAGACTTTGCTGCATTAGGCAGTATAGAAAGAGCTTCTAAAAATACACCAATACAAGGCACCGGTGCAGACATGACTAAACTAGCTTTAGTTATGGTGAGAAAGTCCATTAAACAACAGGATTTACCTGTTAAATTGATTATGACAGTGCATGATCAGATTGATACTATATGTAAAAGTGATTTTGCAGAAGAGTGGAGCATAATGCTTAAAGGTATCATGGAAGAAGCCGCACTTAAAATCATTACAAATGGACTATTAAAATCAGATACTAATATTACTAAACAATGGCAAAAATGAGAATAGACTATAAAATTTTAAAAGAACTAAAACGAATCTTTGGTGATTACCAAGTTGGATCAGAAAAAAACGGAAGATTGTACTTCAGATTTGGTTATTGGCAACATATTGACAAAGATTTGTTTGCGTCTGTATTTCCTACTTATCTTTCTATAGAGGAGTTTATTGTTGACGAAGACGACGATACTGGTATAGCTTACATATATTATGTGTGGGATGATCAGATTAATAAAGAACGATGGAGGAAAAAGAAAGAAAGAGACTACAAATTATTTGGATGGTCTATGTTAGGATTAGTTCTATGTATTTTATATATGGTACTATACAAGTACATATTTTAATTTGATATGTATATAATTAATCGTATATTTTATTAATATGAAAATAGATGAAAATAAATTAAAAAGACAGCGTAGAGCTATTGATGTTTGGAAATCAAGTGGCTATAAGGGAACAATTGAAGCAGTAACAGGCTTCGGTAAAACCTTTGTAGCTTCCTTGATAATACAAGACATGAATAGTAAATTTCCAGATAATACTACACTAGTTATTGTGCCTACAAGATACCTATTAGATCAATGGAAGAAAGAAATAGAAACTCATGATCTTAAAGGTGTAAGCGTAATGGTTATAAATACCGGTGTAAAAGCAATAAGACAAACTGATTTGCTAGTATTAGATGAAATACATAACTATGCTTCTGATATCTTTAAGAGTATATTTACTCTTACACATTACAGTTATATACTTGGTTTAACAGCTACCTTGGAAAGAAGCGACAAGAAACATTACATAATAGAGAATGAGTGCCCTGTAGTAGATACTATATCTATGAAAGAAGCACTTGCTATGGGATATGTTTCTAACTTCAAGATATTTAATTTAGGTTTAGAACTACATGCTAAAGAACGTATAAGATATGAACTTATGCATGATAGTTTTAATAAATATTTTAAATGGTTTGATTTTAATTTTCAGATAGCTATGAAATGTCTACAGAACCAAGAATATAGAGAGCACTATGCTGCGAGAACAGGGTATGATCCCAAAGGTATAATGAGTGCTGCAGTCAATTGGAGTAAAAATATGAGAAATCGCAAGACATACTTATATAATCACCCCATGAAGATAGAAGCAGCAAAAGAACTAATAGATACCTTTGACGTTCCTACCATTACATTCTCAGAAAGTGTTAGCTTTGCTGACGAGCTTACAAAAGCCTGCTTTCCGTGGGCAGTGTCATATCACTCTAAAATAGGTAAGTACAGAAAGATAAAAGCAATAGAAGATTTCAATGATAAAAAATCAGATATTAAAGTTATCTCAACTGCTCGTGCCTTAGATGAAGGATTTGACATTCAAGACGTAACTCTTGCTGTTGTATGCAGTGGTACCTCTACAAGTAGACAGGATCTACAGCGTACAGGTAGGGCTATACGATTTGCACCTGGTAAGACGGGTTTGATTGTGAATCTATATTTAAAAGATACACAAGATGAAAAGTGGTTACGTAACCGTCAGAAAAAAACGATAAACGCTACTCACGTGGACTCGATTAAACAAATTAAAGAAGCCTTGAGTCAAGCTTCGCTTAATTATTTAAATGTAGAACAATGATCTTAGAATCTCCAGGACAGTGGGTAGACTTTTTGTGCAAACATAAGTTGTCGCCCACACAATTCTTATTCTTGTATATAATATATGAAAACGATTATCCGGCTTTATATAAATATGTACATCAAAATGGAGGCTTTGACATGTCAGAACTAAACGATCTTGAGAAAAGAGGGTACATGACAAATGATAACCCTAATTTAGCTAGCTCTTTAGCGGATTGCTATACAGTTACAAATAAGTTTATTAAGGAACTCTATAATACGGATGTTAACACAGCGTATGATGAGTTCTTTGAGGCTTATCCTGTACAGATATATGTAGACGGTCGAAGACTACCAGGCAGAAATGCCACGCTTAAAACACGAACTTACTATAAGAAACAGATTGCTACTAAGCGAACTCTTCATAAAAAAGTAATGGAATGTTTAGATTACGCTAAGCGTAATAATCTTGTCACTATGGGTATGGAAAAATGGATAGAGACAGAACAGTATAAAAGTATTTTAGAAATAATGAAAACAAACATAGATGAATTTGAATCACCAAACGACAAACTTTACTAGCCTTCAAATAAAGACAGCTGAACAAGCTCTTAAAGAAGCAGATGTATTTTTAGAACAAGGAGCTAAAGGGGAAAGACCCTTTCTTGCTACTAGGTGGGACAAAGTTAATCGGATGTTGCTAGGAGGTTTTCATTTTGGTCAAACTTATTTTCTTGCAGGTGCTTCAGGACATGGTAAATCTTTTTTTGTAAATATGTTACATACAGATTTCACCTCCTATTATTTAGGTAACCAAGACGTAAAGATATTACACTTTAGTTTTGAGATGCATGCAAAAGACGAGATGATTAGAAAGATATCACAACTTAGTGATATAGATTATAGAAAACTAGTATCGTCAGATAAACCTTTGTCTATTCAGGAACTGGAGATTATAAGAAAGAATTATGATAGGATGAAAAACAAGAATGTATTTTATGTTGAGACTCCTTCTTCTAGAGAGAGAATATATGCTACTATCAATGAGTTTTGTAATGAATTCAAAGATAGTAAGGTAGTTGTATCTCTAGATCACACTTTACTTGTAAACCCTAGTCCTGGTGAGAATGAAATACAATCTCTTGCAGAACTTGGCAAGATGTTTATACAAGTCAGAAAAGAGTTTAATACATGTAATATCCTTGTAGGACAAATGAATGATAAAATGGAGTCAAAAGAACGTAGAGATCCTACTAACCCCGCTTTACATTATCCTACAAAAACAGATATACACGGTAGTAAACAGATATATCATGCAGCTGATGTTGTTATGGTATTACACCAACCAGTACTCCTTAACTTAGAGTATTATGGTAAGAAGCGATTTCCTACTACAGATCTTGTAGCAATACACTGTCTAAAGAATAGAACAGGAACTGCAGGTCTAACTAGATTGAAGAACAATCTACAAAACGGTCGCTTCGACGCTTATGAGAGTAAATTATTTTAATAACTTAATAAATCAATAGTAAATATGGAATTACCAACGAAAGTAATCAAGTCAACAACAGTAAACCCTTCACTGTTAACTGTCTTCGGACAATCAAAAGTGGGTAAAACAACAATGTTATCTAAGCTAGACAATTGTTTAATTTTAGATACGGAGAAAGGTACTAAATATATAGATGCATTGAAAGTACAAATCAATAATAGCGTAGATTTAAAGAACACAGTTAGAGCATTGAAAGAATCAGGAGATCAGTATACTTACTTAGCTCTTGATACTATAGACAATGTAGTATCCTGGTTTGAAAAAGATGTAGCTAGAGATAATAATGTAGATAGCTTCGCTAAGATTCCTTTTGGTGATGGTTATAACCAAGTTCGTACAAGAACAATGGCTATGATTAGCGCTCTTATGGAATGCTGTGAACATATAATTATTATAGGTCACAGAAAGAAGACTATTATCGGTAATGACTCAGTAGAGGTTAATGTAAGCTCTCTTGATTTATCCGGTAAATTAAAGAACTATGTAATGGCAAAATCAGATGCAATTGGTTTTGTTTACAGAGACGAAGAAGGCAATTTAAAAATATCATTTGAAGCATCTGATGAGGTAGAAGCTGGTACTAGATTACAGCACCTTGCAGGTAAAATACTTGATTTTAAATGGTCTGAGATATACAAGACTGCAGTAGGTAAGTAATGATTAAATTCGTATATTGCATTAATAGTAAAACAATTTTAAAGTAAATTTTATGTACAAATTAGTAGAAACACAGAGTAACGCACCAGGCTACACATTGATGAAAGCCGGTGTTAATGAGAATGTTCGTTTAGTAGATGTAACATTCGACGCCCTTAGAAAAGATGGCACAGGAGGTAATTGCATTAGGTTTTATTTCCAAGACGAGGCAGGTGCTAAATTCACACAAACATACATGGAGGTAACATCTCTAGAAAGGTTAAAAGAGTCTGCAAAGAATGCGGCTCAATCAGGTAGAAGCTGGTCTTCAACACCTGAACAACTACACGCCGACTTATTAAGGAATGTAGGAGAATCTTTATACCATATGCTATCTGCGTTTGTACCAAAAGAGAAAGTAAGTATCGGCGGTGCAACTTGGGATGAACTTGGTAAAAATGTATTAAACTTGGTAGGTAATTCTTATGAAAACCTAAAGTTTAAAATCAAATGTGTGTATGACAAGCAAGGAAAGTATTTACAATTTCCTAATCGTCCACTACAGCCTTTTATGGCACCACAAGATAGCGATGTTCAGCTAACAGTCTCTTCTAGAGATAATGTTACAGCTGCAGAGCCTACACCAGAAGCATCTATAAGCACAAAACAAAGTGCTAGTAGCGGTGACTTATGGTAAGATAGAGTCAAATTTTCATTCATAATTAAGGGGTTTAAGGATATACGTATCTTTGCCCCTTTTTTTATATAAAATAATAAATATGTATAATCTAAATCCAGTAGTAACTAAAGAGTTTATTTTAGGAAATTTAGATCAAGTGCAAATACTCGAACACTATTTAGGAATAAAAGTACAGAAGAAGAAAGTAAGGTCTCCGTTACGTACGGATAATAATCCTTCATGTTCTTTTTCTGCTAACGGTAATGGTATTATATATTTCAAAGATTGGGCACAGGGATTTACAGGTGATTGGATAAAAGTCATACAATATAAGTATGGTCTAACTTATCAACAGTCATTAGATAGATGCGCTGAAGACTTTGGATTAATAAAAATAGGTCTTAGATCTATTACTCCTATTAACCGTGATTACACAAAGATACAAATTGAACCTACAGAGTCAGTAATACAAATAAAAATTAGATCTTGGGATGTGAACGATAGAGAATATTGGTCAACCTATGGTATAAACAGAGAGACTCTACAGTTATATGATGTATATCCTTGTGAGATAGTATTCTATAATAGTAAAATAGTATATAACAGAACCAAAAACGATTTAGCATATGCTTATAGATTTGGTCCAGGTAAGTATAAAATATACATGCCTCAGCGTAGTTCATTTAGATGGTTATCTAATTTTACAAGCTGGCAGGGACTAGAACAGTTGCCTAATACAGGTGATTGTGTGGTAATAACAAAATCTATGAAAGATGTTATGTGCTTAAGACAATTTGGTATACATGCATGCTCTCCGGCGAGTGAGGTAGCAGAACCTGAAGAGAAGATTCTAGCGGATCTTACTACAAGGTTTCATGATGTAGTTACATTAATGGACTTTGACTATACAGGAATTAAGATGGCTAATAAACTTTATAAGCAGTATAATTTCACACCTCTATTTTTAACTAATGGTAGGTTTGGTACTTATGATTATAAAGCAAAAGACATCTCAGATTTCTATGAGTTAAAAGGACATAATGAGACACAAGCACTAATTAATAATTCTATAATAACGTTAAATAATAAAATATGGCACAGAAACCCTTAGAAATATCTATTCCTTTATTTATAAAGAAAGTAATGATATCCAAAGCACGTAGAATGAAATATTATAAAAAAGGTGGTAAAATACCTAAAAAATATTCATCCTATGGATTTGATAGTAAAAATAGACTGATTGATAATAATGGTGAATGCGTAGTAGCTAATCCTAGAACAATAGGTAAGCCTAAGTATGTTACTATTAATGGTCAAGCTTTGTATAATGCAAGAATGAGTCCACATATTAGATCTAAAATAGTTAATGCTGTTAAAGATTCTTTTCTACCTCATATACAAGGTATAGAGCCTATAAAAAATCTACCAGTAAGAATATCATTGAAACTGTATGATACTATAAGGCAAGCAAACTGGGATCTTGATAACCAATGGTTATATAACAAGTGTTTCCAGGATTTGATTGCTAAACATGGTATTATACCTGATGATGATATTAAATATATAACAAAAGCAGGAGCACCAGAGTTTTGTCCGGTGGATAATGAACAAGATAGAAAACTAGTTTTTATTATAACTCCAGAAACAAGAGATGAAGTAATCAAACACAAATATTATGATGAATTTTATAGCAACGATTCGTGAAGGTAGAATAATACCGGATGAACCACTAGTTATTAACGATGAACTTAGAAATTTCCACGAAAAAATAGTTAAGATAAGCATAGAGAAAACAAATCAGAGATCAATACCACAAAATAGATATTATTGGGGTGTAGTTGTACACACAATAAAAGAAAGATTCACAGAATTAGGGTATACAAGAACTGACGTGTCGGATCATGGCGTGTCTTCACCATTGACTAGAGATGATGTACATCAATTTCTTAGATCTAATTTTCTAAGAGATGATCTCATTTCTGGAGATGGAGAAATTCTAGGCACTTTATCTAAATCTACTAAACAGCTGTCAACTGACGAGTTTGTAAAGTATTTAGATAACGTCAAGAACTGGGCTGTTGTCTCATTAGACATTGAGATACCGGACGCAGAGACTAAAATAAAGTATAACATAGAAATAAAAGAAAAGTAATGGGTAAAATGAAACGATTGTTTATTGAAATGCAAGAAGAAGCTGCACAAGAAGCAAGAGATCAGTTTGGTTTGCACATTCCAGAAGAACCTATAATGACTAGCAATAAGATACCGGCAATACAGTGTCCTAATTGTAATGGTGGTTATTTAATGTTTGACTGGAAAACAAGCGAAGCAAATTGTTCCAAATGCGGGCAAGATTTTGTTCATGTAGAAAATAACACAATAAAATTTAAGTAAAACAATAAAATATGAAATTAGTAAGTAATTCAGATATACAACATGTTGGTACTATAAATAAAAGTATTGACTTTGGTATAGATAAAGAGAATATAGGTGTACTATTTAGAGGATTTTCAGACACTTTATATTCTAACAAGATAGGATCTATTGTACGTGAGCTAACGTCTAACTGCTTTGACTCTCATAGAGAAGCTAAAGTAAAAGATGACGTAGTTATCATATTACAAAATGCAGATCCCTTAACTGGAAAGACGGGTAAGATATGTTTTAAGGATGTAGGCGTAGGTCTAAGCACTGATCGTATCGAAGACATTTATTCTAAGTATTTTTCCTCTACCAAGAGAGAAACCAATAATGAAATTGGTGGTTTTGGTATTGGAGCAAAGAGTCCTCTAGCGTACACAGATATATTTGAAGTTAATACTATATATAACGGTATAGCTTATAACTATATTGTGCATAGAGGTGAGCAAGTTCCTATGATTAAATTAATATCTAGTCAATCTACAGATGAACGTAATGGTACGTCTGTTATATTACCTGTAAAAGCAGGAGACGAAGAAAAGTTTATATCAGAGTGTAGACATCAACTTAGATTCTTTGATAATATTACATACAAGGGTATGAATATTAACAATAATTATAAGGTATACAGAGGTAAACATTGGATTGCTTCTCTTCATTCAAAGTCAGATCATATTGAGTACAAATTATCTATATGTCTTGGTGGTGTTAGTTATCCTTTAGATACTAACCAGGTTAGATTCGAAGAGTATTACAAAGATTATAGTAATACATCTGTAGCACTGCATTTTGATATAGGTGAAATAGATGTTACTATGTCTCGTGAAAACATAGAATATAATGATAGAACTATAGAAGCTATAAAACAAAAGTATAAACTAGTTTCTGAAGAGCTATGTAGTATGTATGATAAGTCTTGGGCTAAAGTTACCGATTTTAGAGAGTATTTTCTTAACACAAAAAAACAGAATAGTTACAATGTTAAACTCCCTATTAATGATAATTTTGTCGACATGTCTTTTTGTAAAGAAGATGCAGGACAAGTTACTTTTTCTCCTTGGGGTATTCATGTAGATCAGAAACAAGTAGATATGATTCTTAAGACCTATGTAATACATCAAGGTAAGAGAGATATGAAGAAGTATGATAACTATGCTACTAGATTGTTACAACAATACAATCCTGCAGAATACTGGTTTAGAAAACGTGGCAAACTAAATACGTTGAAGAGTAATTATATACACGACGAGTGGTTAGATAATTATAATGACACATTTGTTTGTGTTGAATTGCAAAGTGAACCAGATTGGACAAGCTATACATATACTGATAAAGATGAGGCTAATTATAAAATAGTAAAACCTCTTCTTCTTAAGTATATAATAGATACATGTGTAGGTAAGTATGACGACATAGAAGTTCCTGATTCTTACAAACCCTCCTCAAAATCAGCTGTAAAAGCTAAAGTACCTAGAACACAGGTTTGTGCTAGATACACTAGATGGAGAGGAGAATATGATAAGTCAGATTGGACTGATGTAGTTTTTTCTAAACAAAATTATATGTATGATGGTATAGAAAACCTTATTAATCAAGGTCATACTATTATATATAGTAATATGGAAGACGAAGAAACTCTGCGTCAACTAGCTTTTGTTATAAGTGCTATTCCTGAATGGAGATCTAATGACTATTGTACTATGCATAGAAATAATATTCATATACATAAGATTGCTAATAATCATAGAAAGCACTATAAAACTCTAGGAGCTATAACTCCTAAAGATTTTATGATAAAATTCTATAATCAGCTTATGAGTATTTCAATGTGTGATTTATTAGGTGATATGTATAAAGCGCACTCTAAATTGTTTGATCCTATATACGGTGTATTTCCTAAAGATATGGTTTCTATGATGGAACACATTGGGATGTACGATGATAGGTTTAGAATGCATGATGAAAATACTCCCAAGTGGAAAGACTGGACAAAAACCCATAATTATAGTCTTGCAAAAATAGAAGCTGATGGAACTCATGTTAAAACTTTGAAAAAGTTATGTGACAAATTTAGTATACCTTATAATACAGAAAATCACGTATTACATTTTGGAGAACATGCACTTCATACAAATAGCTTTTATAAACTATTAAAACAAGTAATAGAAGAGCTTGGATGGATTGATCTGTATTTCGATCTCAACGCTAAGACTCAAAAAGAGTCTGTTATAGATAACAAAGCACTAAGTATTATTAAAGAAATACCTAGTAGAAACTATAGTAAATTAATGTATAAAATCAATAATTATTTTAAAAATGGATAAAAATCAAGTATTTGCAATTCGTAGTAACAAAGCTGTTACTGCGCTAGTTAATGGTGTTAGTTATTATAAAAATGAAGCTAACAAAACAAGTGCGCAATCTCTATATGAGAAAATTAAAACTGTAGCACTAAATCCTACTGATGGTCTCGTAAACCAACTAGTAGAAGACTTTGACCCAACCCAGAAAGTGTTTGATGCACAGAGTTTGGTTAGAGATGAGTTAGGTAATTGGTATTTAAAGGGGTTCACTGAGCCCCTACCAACTAAACTACTTACAAAGATGAAAGAGTTTATAGACAAAGGATTGCCTTTGACTCCTCTTGTTAATTTCTGGAAGTTGTTGATGTTGAATCCTGCAGACCATGTTAAGAAAGATCTATATAGTTTTATGGATCAGTATGAGTTTCCTATCACAGACTCTGGTTATTTTATAGCCTACAAATCTGTAAAGAAAACTGAAAAAACATATAAAGCAGTAAATATGTGGGTACCAAAGGAGTATATACAATTAAAAGCATCTGGTAAGGATCCAAAAGATTACACTGTTGTAGATAAGAGAGGTGATTTCTCTATTGTAGAGACTGGTCTTATTACAGACGACAAGGGTAATTTTATTGCTCCAGATCATGTTGCTGGTAATCTACAAGAGATGTTTGATTCTATAAACAATCTTACAGATGAAACTGTAGAAGCTCCAGAGTTTACTGACTGGCATGGTGGTAGTACACAGATTAGACTAGGTTCTCCTGTTACAATGGATAGATCCCAATGTGATGGTGATCCTAGAAACACGTGTTCTACTGGTTTGCATGTTGGTGCTCCAGACTACGTCAAAGGATTTGGCGGAGGTGGAGGTGGAGGTAACGTTTACCTTGCAACTCTAGTTAATCCTATGAATGTAGTAGCAGTTCCCTCTGATTATTCTTATATGAAGATGAGATGCTGTGAATACTATGCATATGGTATTGTAGATTTGACTAACGACGTAACTATTACTACGCCATACTTTGAGTATGACTATAAAACGTGGGAAACAGAGACGTTAGAAGAGCAATTGGCTGAATTTCAAGGTTCTAGAAGTCAAGAAATCGCAGAGAAAGCAAACATTATGAGAGAAAGACTTGTGATGGTTGCATAGATAAGATGGTTTATAATCGGGGGGTCTTCGGATCCCCTTTTTATATTTAATAATTAATTAGTATATTGTATAAAGACATGGAGTATTTTAAAGATAAAAGAGTAAGTAATTCTTCCTTAAGTTATATTAACCCAAAGCAAGGAGGAAGTGCAAGAAAGTTTAAAGATTATCTAGATGGAAATCTAGCACATTTAGAAACCCCTTCATTATACCACGGAAGTATGATTCACAAGTTTTTACTAGAGCCTGAAACATTTGCAGTTGCGGATGTAGAAAGACCTAGTGATACTATTGTTAAAATTATAGAAATGGTATATGACATAACAAAAGGGGAAATAGATACAGATATAGACAAACACCATGAATACATATTTGGTTCTGCAAAAGAATTAAATTATGGACAAACATGGAAACCCGATACATTAATCAAAAAGGTTATTGATCAAGGTAAAGAATATTATGATTTCTTATTACGCGCTGACGGTAAAGTATGTATAGATCAAAAAATGGCTGGTATGTTATCAGCAATCAAAGATTCTATAAGTACACATAAAGCAGCAACTAACTTGTTATTTACAGGTGAAGGTGAGAACGAATCAGAATATTTTTGGGGACCTAACAAAGAATATAAATCTAAAATCGACAGGTATCAGAAGACTGGTACTAAAGTCAACCTTATAGATCTCAAAACTACCTCTAAAAGTATAGAGATGTTTAGAGACTCCTTTGAGTATTATCAGTATGACAGGCAAATGGCATTCTATGTGGATGCATTGGAAGACAATTTCATGCTTGTTGACAAAGTATATATAATTGCAGTAGAAACAACAGGTTATTATCAAGTAAGAGTGTTCGAGATAAGTAAAAATTTAATAGAAGAAGGTAGAAAAAAATATAAAGATCTACTAGAACGTGTTAAATGGCATCAAGAGCAACAGCTATGGACGGAGTCTCGGGAGAGTTTTGAATCCAAAGGTGTAATACTCTTAAATTGATAAATTATGATAACAAATGAGGAAAAAAAGCGATACTTAAATAAATCTAATAAAACATTAGATAAGATTAAAACAAGTATCAAAAAACACAAAGACAATGATAATATAGCTGGTCCTTTTTATAAGGACGGCTGTATTATTTATTGCAGTAAAAATAGATTAGAAGAAGTCAAAAGTAAATACAAATTAGATGAACAGTAAAGAATTCAAAAAAAGTACACAACAGTTAAAAAAGTTAGCTGACGGCATAATGAATGCTAAACAACCAGAGTATACTAATAATAATACAGATATACTATACAACTTTAAATCAACAGCAGAAAGCATAGGGATTGAACCTATGGAAGTATGGGCAGTATTTTTTCATAAACATGTACAAGCAATATTATCACATGCGCATAACCCAGAGATGCATGAAGCAGAACCTATAGAAAGTAGATATGCTGATGCAACAAATTATTTAAATTTAGGATATGCACTAATGAAAGAACGTGATTGTAAAGTAGAGATTATAGGTAGAGCAGCAAATTCAGTAGGTGAATCATATGATCCACAATTTGGTAATTATGAAGTACAACCAGGTGATGCAGGAACTGAAGGAGCTTACTTAAGAAAAATAAGTAATTTAAATAATAAAAAAGATGAAAACACCAATTAAAAAATTAGATACACGTTGGTTTCTTAATACACAATATAATAATAAAAAAGATGAAGACAGTAGAACTAATAGTAGAAACAAAAAATAGAGACATACTAAATTTACAAGATATAGAAGCTGCTATATTACAAATTACAAGACATGATATGAAACAAAGAAAAAGAGACAGATCTTTTGTTGGTGCAAGAGGTTTATTCTTTTATCTAGCTTCTAAATATACTTCTTGTAATTTAAGCACCATTTCTAGATATATAGGAATGAATCATGCAAGTGTAATATATCATCTAAAAAATATTGAGTATACTATTCCACAAGATCCAGAATTACAAACATGGTATGATTATATTACTTCTCATTTAGATGAAATAATACTTGCAAAAAGTGGAGAAGGATGTGATCATGCTATAGATACGATGAATATACTAGAAAAAGTAGAATTTCTAATGGGAGAAGTAGCCAGACTTAGTATGAGATATCATCGTTTAGATAGTAATATAATAAAACATATAGAACTAAAAGATCATGAAAAAGTCAAAGGAATATAAATTAATATATACAGAACAACTTCCTAACGAACCAGAGGGACGTGAGGATTATGTAATATTAATAACTGAAAACATTCAATGGAGTGTAGATCAATTTATGAGAAACAGATATATAACAGAATATAAAATAATAGCATTAAATGAAAAAGAATAATTTAGAAATAAAAGACCAACATAAAAACACGTTGGTTATAGAAAAACAATCTCCTTATCAAGTATTTATAAAACAAGCCGATGAAGATCGTACTCGTATGGTTGGTTATTTAGAACCAGATCAAGACGGAACTTTTACTTATAAAAAACATGAGAAAGAAGAGGATATATACAGAAAAACAAAAGCATGGAGTATACATGCTAGAATTTTAGATTTTGCACAACGTATAGAATATACAACTAATAGAGCTGTATACACTATAAACACTATAGACGCTAAAACCAGATCAGGTAGAATGCTATATAAGAATGCAAGCTATACAAAAAAAGTTTATGTCCCGGTTAAATACTGGAACATAGAATTTAAAGAGCCTAAAGATCAAAAGCTATGTGATAAATTAGGATACGAATGGTGGTCTGAATTAAAATCTATATTTAATACAGCTAAGATGTTACAACTTAGTATGTTTTTAAAAGATAGATATAAACAGACAACAGTCTATCCCCCGGTTAACGAGATATTTAATGCTTTTAGACATTGTAATTTGTTAGATACTAATGCAGTTATAATAGGACAAGACCCTTATCATGACGGCAGTGCGCATGGTTTAGCCTTTTCAATAAGAGAGGGACAAAGAAAAATACCACCTTCTTTAAGAAATATACTTAAGGAAGTACAAGACGATGTTTATACAAATACCTTTGCATTTAAATCCGCTCATAGTCCTACTCTTACAAGATGGACAACACAAGGTGTATTATTATTAAACAGAGCTCTTACTGTTGAAGCAGGTAAGCCTAATTCACATAAAAAACAGTGGGATGGTTTTGTAGAAATAGTAGTAAATTTACTAATAGCGTTCAAAAAGAAAAGAAATGAACCTATAGTATTTATTTTGTGGGGTAAAGACGCACAAACCTGTGTACAGGAAGACAATTCAGATCTTGTACATATAATAAAAGCACCGCATCCTGCTTCTGAAGCTTATACCGGTGGGAAGTCTGGGTTCTTCGGGTCAAAACCCTTTACAAAGTGTAATACGTTTTTAGAAAAATATAACCTATCTATAAATTGGTAATTATAGAGTGGGTAACTAGATTTTGGTCATTATAGAATAACTTGGTCGTCATCTATAATGCTGGTTACTCACTCTTTTTTATTTTCTAGCAACCATTACAAAAAGGACAATTGAAATCACAATCCATAATTATAAAATTTAAAAGTTATCGTTCAGTTATCATTAAGAAATTTCTTAATGCAGTTTCTGGGTCTGTCTGTAATCCGCTGATTCCTAGCCACTGTAAGGCACGTACTTTAAGTTTGTTTTCACCTTTTTCCCACGGACCTGAGTCTCTTTGATATTCCTCCGTAGGTGCTCCAATTTGATTTAACAACTTCATAGTTCTTTCTATACTAGTTGTCATAGCTGTCGGAGATCTTAATATTCTAAGAAACTCTCCAGCTGCTGTTGGTGTAGGAGCAAAAGCCATTATTTCAGCTTTAGTAGTAGTTAATAAATATAATAAATAATATGCAGGTACACTAATTTCTTCATCGTCATCGTCTTGCATACCCATTAATATACTAACAAGAGACGATAATATAGCTAATAGTGTAATTTCATGCATAGTTTTCATAACAGCCTCTTTGTCTTGAGGAGTAAGCATGCTTCTTCTTTTAGTATCTAAAGCTCTTTTTATTAGATCACTTTCCGCACTAGTCTTCCAGGCATTCCACATGTTAGATATAGCTCTTCTATAAAATCCACCATCCGGTTCTCCTTTCTCATGATTAACAAAATCAACTCTCCATCTATTCATTACTGTAGGTATGAGGAATTTTCTAAATAATTCTATCATTCTACCTGCAGCTGTCTGTGACAATACAGATTTGTCTATAGATTTATAATTACCATTTAATCTTCTGTTCATTTCTGCTATCTCCAATGTAGTAGTTCTAATAATTTCTTGAGCTGTTTTCTTTTCTGCAGCTGTACCTTTAAATTCAAACTTACCTGTTTTTTTATCTACTTTAAATGCATCATATAATCCTACCTCTTCACCATTTACAACTACTTTTCGTTTTTTAAGCAATGCAATAGCCGCTGCTCCTTGGGCTGCAACCTCTCCTATATGATAATTTATTAATAAGTTATCTGGATTTAATAATGTTTGTCTTAATAAAGTATTACCTGTAGTTTGTTTACCAGAAGCAAAATCATCAAACTCTCCTTGTATAGCATCAAAGTATAATAACAATTGACCTAGATAACTTTTGTTGCCTAATTTTTGATATTTATCATCGAACAATGCTTTCATATTAGTAGGACTAACCATAGCTTTGTGTCCATCCAAAAACTCTGTTAATGATATTTTTCCTTTGTTTGCTCGTGCTGCTCCGGCTTCTATACCTTGTTGCCAGACAGCTGTTAAAAAGTTTCTTGACCCTTTTAAGAAATCTAATCCTAAAGTTGTTATAGCTGTATATCCTAAAATATTATCGACTATTTTATCTATCTGTATATTTGTACCAGGTAGCATTGTAACGTTTTTAGTTTTACCTAATAACACCATTTCAATATATTTTTCTAATCTTTTAGCTACATAACTCTCTCCTTGTTTTATACTTGCTATTTTTCTACCAAGTTTATTGATACCTATAACATCAGGTTTTGTAGGATCTATAATTCTATTTTGATTATAAGTATCTCTTAACATATATGCTAATTTAAGAACCTCATTGTTTTGTTCTGTTCTTAACGCTGCATTAGAAAAAGTCATTAAAGATCCTTTTACATCTAAAGAAACTTCATTAGCATCTATATCTTCCATAAAATATACCGGCGCATAATTTCTTGTTTGATTTTGCATAGCTGCATATCCATATACAAATGCGTCATCTTCATCTACTCTGAATAATCTTTCAGCCTCTTCCTTTATACCTTCAAAAGTTTTCTTATCTAATATTCTATCATAGAAACCTTTTCGTAGAGATGGTAATGTCATATCTACGCTTTGTTTTTTATACACTTTTGCTAGTGCATCTCTATAGATCTCTGTAAACTTAGCATGCGCTTCTCCAATTTTATTTTTAGGTTTATCTGTCTTATCATATAAACTAGACCATTTATTATTTATAAACTTATCATTTGGTTGTGTTACCTGATATCCAAAGTATACAGGATTATTATTTTTCATACCAGAACTAGCTGCTTCTACAGATTGCATCATATCAAACTCTTCTTTAGTTATAATACCTAATTTATACATTGCAGCTGGATTCATTTGACTTCTAGCCCATCCTCTCAAATTACTTTGTCTTTTCATTACATATCTAATCTCATCTTCTGTTTTGGGTTTCATGTTATTTTTATACCACCCTGTTTTTCTAAGCTGTAATCTTAACAAGTCTTTTTCATCTGGTCCTACTTTTTTATTTGTATCTAATCCTTGTAGCTGTGTTTCTAAATCACTTATAATATCTGCTACGCCTTCCTGGTCTTCTTGTAGTTTGTAACCTTCTAGTTGTGCTTGTAATTTTTTGATACGTCTATTTAAAGCAGTAATATATTCTACTCTCAACCTTTTCATTAATTCACTATTACCTGCTATTTTTAGCTCTGCTTCCTCTAGTGCTTTTTCAAATAATGAAATATCATATTTAGTAACAAGGGTCCAAACATCTTTATTACCTGTTCCTCTATGATTTATCAACTCTATAATATCTTCATATAATTCTCTAGGATTATTAGATACTTTACCTCCTTGTTCTTTTTTAGCTTCCTTTAATAAGTTATCTGTGCTTTCTAATTCATTAGATATATTAATAGCTTCTCGTCTAGCTTCTATTGCTAAAGATGATGTATAATTAACAAGTGCTGCTAACCCTGGATCTGATGTAGTACCGGGTGCCATAAGCATATAACCTAACCAATCCATGTCATGTGAACTATATAATAAGAAGTTAGCAAAGTCTGCTTCTGATTGTGGTGCTTGTTCTGCTAGTTTAGAAAACTTAGCTACTCGTCCTTTTAATCTACGAATTTTATCTGCTTTTGCTTTATCATCTAAGTCTGATGCTAGTATTATATCTATCTGTTTATTTGTATCCTCTAACCTTATATCTACAAACTTTTTAGTTTCTATTCCTGATTTTTTAACCATAGGATATAGTTTATTTGCTAGCACAGGTATAAACTCTTTACGTAAACTAGTCTTCATATCTTCTAAAAGAGTAACAGATTCTTGTAGCTTTTTAAGCATCTTCTCACTCTCTTTATATTTTGTATTTTTAAGTTTAGATTTAAATGCATCAGGCAACTCATTAATAAAAGACATGTCTTCTAGTAATATTCTATATTTAGTAAGACCATCTATCATTTCTTCTACAGATCTATTCTTAGTTAAAAATGCATTAAGCAATGTATATTGCGCTTTAACGTCATCATAGAAATCATCTATACTATTAAATACATCTTGTGCTAATTCTATATCAGTTATAATTTTAGCAAGTCTTGCAGATCTATTTTTAACAAAAGCAGTGTTCTTAACATTACCTTTTTGTATTTCTTGTAATTGTTTATTTAAAAGTATTAATACATTATTGGTAACGTTTCTATCCGGGTCAACACTTCTCATCTTAACAAGATCTTCAGTAGTTTCTGGCATATATGGTTTTAATTTAAGAACCATACCTGCAGATCGTAATCCTTTTATATAATCTTTCTCTAATTTAGTACCATTTTTCTTCCAGTCTTCTAGGTTTTTGTATCCTAATTCTTTAGCTAAATCTTCTTGTTGCAATTTACGTAAGTCTGAAAATTGTCCTAAAGCAGTTTTACCTTGTATAGATGCCATTCCTCTGTCTTTACTGCCTTCAAACATTCTTACAATAGATTCTAATATAGGCATTGCTTCTCCATCAAATACCATTTGAGAAAAATCCTGGTTAGTTAATAGTTTAGATACATTAGAAGCTGTAGTTTTAACTACTATATCACTAAACATACTAGAACTACCTGCAGGTAGATTAAACATCTGGTCCTGTGAGAAACTTGCGTACTGATAGTCTTTACTTAGCAGTCTATCTACCGGGGTTAACAATCTAGATAACTCAGCTAACTCTGAGCCTTCTTGTATCTCTATACCAAATGCATCGGCTAATAGTTTTACAAATCTACTCCACATGCTTTGTAGTATACCTATTTCATTAGGAGATCTTAGATTATTTAAGTCATTGACTAGTGCTTCATCTTTATATACTAAATGTGTTATTAGTTCTTCAGCTGCTTTTTCTTCATCTTTATAAAACTTATTATATCTATTAAATATAGCTTGTATACCTTTTGCATTCTTTTCACCCGCATGGTTTTTAACAAGTTGTTTATACCACTTTAATACATCTTTTCTTAGTTTAGTTTTTTCTGCTTTAGGTAAGGTATCTAAGCCCGCATGTAACGCTTCCTCTAAAAATAAAGAAGTGCTAAGATTATTTAATGTGATTTTACCCTGCATGTAGTTACTTCCTTTAGCTTGCGGATCATATATTACTTTAACACCTGCCTTTTCTAAATTATTCATCAAAGGAGTAAATTTCTTTACATTAAGCTCTTTTGCTATTTGTGTAGGAGTATACTCTCCAGCTGCAAAAGTCTCTGTAGCCTCTTCTGTTTGCTCTAATTCAACAGTTCCTTCTATAAATACAGGCTTTTCTTTAGGTATAACACCTGTTTCTTGTGCCTGGTCTAATGCTTTAGAAAACTTCTCGAATGTTTTTGCAGGTAAGTATTTTACAAAAGAATTATTTACAAAGTCTAGCTTACTAGTACCAAATAAGTAACGTAACAAGCCTTCTGCTAGTTCTTTATTATCTTCAAATAAGTCCTCAAAGTTACCAATAAGTAATCCTTCTATCTCCGGACTCATTTTAGTCTGACTATCTGCTATTAATTGACCATCTACAACTCTTAATAATGAATGCAGTGCAATGTTATTTACATATTTTGGATTCTTTTTAAGCTCTTGTATTTTTTGTATAATTCTAGCTGCATCTTCTTTTGTAGTATTACCGTATACACTTACAAAAACTTTTTGTACCTCTATATTATCTAAAAATCCTTTATCATATATATTATTTAAGTTATCTAATACATTTTTGCTATTTTCATATACAGGATGAACTTGTCTTAACGCTTTATTATCATTAAGACTTTTCATAAGGAAGCCTCTTCTTTTATTGTTAGTAGCAAACTGCTGATCTAATCCACTAACTGTAGATAATACCTGAGTTAATTCTCTTACATTATCTGCAGCTGGTCCAGTTAATATTTTTCCTACAACTTCTAAGGCTCCTTTTTGTATTTGTAAATATTTTATTTCTGCAGGAGATAGCTCTTGATTATTATTAAGTTTATTTAATACATCAGCAAATACTAAATCAGATTTTAGATATTTATCTAACTCTTTACTATTTAACTCTGTTGTTTTTATACCTTTTAATTGTTGTTGTAACATTTCAAAATGAAAGTTGCCTTTGTAATTTTTTGGTGGTGTTACAAGTTCTTGTTGATCTGTATAATATTTTAAGATAGGCTGGTTGACTACCATAAGAGTTCTCATCTGACCTATACCTAATGCTATAAGATCCGTAGCAGCTACAGTCATATCTGCACTCAAGTTAACTTGTGGTGCTAATCCTAACTTAACATTATCTACAAATAATGTAATAATAGAAGACATAGAATCAAATTTACTTCTAGTTCCTTCTTCTAATTCTAGCTTATCGTTTATATCATCTTCTTTTACTATAGTATAAGTATTATATTCTTTGCCGTCTATAGTAATAGGATTTACAGGTATTTGCATTTGTTCTGCAAACTGTGTAATTATAGAGTAAGCGCTGTTAGCATTGGCTCCTATACCTACGTTTCCAGCACCTATTTTATTTTGTACATGGTAATCTAGCATACCTGTAATAGTAAATATAGATTTTTTAGTTTCTTTACCTCCATACTTTTCTACAAAGTCTTTTGCTTTACCTTCAGTAGCAGGTTGGAACATTACCTCTTGTACTTCTGCAGTATTAAATATTGCAAACATGTTATCTAGCATATTGTTTTGTAATGCTTGAGGATGTGAGTATGCAGCTTGCCCTTCATTATTTAATATACCAAGTCTTTGCATTGCTTCTGTAGGTCCCAGACCAAATACTTGTTGTGCAAGTTTAACATATTGATTTTCACTCCAATATTGTTTGTATTGTGCTAACGTTGGTTCTGCAGGTAATACAACTCTTTGACCCTCTTCATTTAGTACAGATGCATATCTATGTAAGTATAATTTATCTAAGTCATAATCAGATCCTGCAAGAGCCGGTAACTCTAAAGGGGTTACTACGGAATCTCCATTAGCATCAGGTAAAAATCCTACAACTTTTAAAGGTATCATAGAGTGATGCGCTTGTACAGGAATACGTACACCAAATGCGGTTAAGAGTTTAGAGGGCACATCTTTTATGTTTCCAAACTCATTAAGATTAAACATCTTTTTAGATGCTAATATCTCAGCGTATTCAATAGTTCCATTTACATTTCTATGTATTCTAAGTGGTTGACCTGTTTGCGGATTTACAAAGTGTGTACCAGATATAAGAGTAGCTTGACCTCCTACAGCTTTACTACTAAGCGCATCTCTATTAAACAAGTTTAGTATAGAAGTCTTTACTAAAGTTTTAACGTGTGGTATATTGTAATTATAGTTTTCAAATAAGTCAAGAACTGTGTCATTTCGTCTACCTCTATTGTTTTCTAGTATAATAGCTTTTGCTAAGTCTCTGTTATTCGGGTCAGATACAATTGTATTAACAAGCTCATTAAATATAGCTTTATTATCTGCATTAGATTGATTAATAACATCTACTATTTGTCTGTTATCTCCTTGTACTACAGATCCTATTAGATCGTGCAGCTGTTTAGCTACTGCAGATTCAGTTTCTATTCCATATCTAGACTTAGTTTTATTTACTACCTGGTCTCTTTCATATTGCATGCTACCTTCAAAGATTAAATCTTCGTTAATATCTTGTGCTGTATTAAAGAAGTCAGACGATACACCAGGATCTGATTTTCTTTTACTAGCACTCTGTGCAATAAGGTACATTACTTTATTATTGTTAAGTGCATTATATATGTTTAACAATTGCGGATTACCTGCTCTATCTTGTTCTTCAGCAAGAGCTTGTGTTAAAATAAAATCTGATTTCTTAAAATATCTATTAGCATCTTCATACACAGTTTTTGTGCTGTTTAGATCTAGTCTATTCATTTCAGAAGGAGTTAGTCTTATAGATGGATCATCCAAACTTTCCTTTAATTTTTTTAGTATTTGTTTTTGTTTATCTGATGTATAATTATCTGACTCTAATTCTCTTACAGCATACATTTTATCTGTAATAATTACCTGGGCGTCATTTGTTACACTCTCTACACCAAAATCTGTATCAATGATATTATCATCTATCATCAAATATTTATAATTTATGTTACCTTTTTTAAGACCAGCTGCATTGAAACCGGCTAAACGTTTATTAAAGTCTACATCATTTTTAAAATTAGAATCTCCTAGCGCTAATTGTGTATAGTTACCACCTATTATTAAGTAGTTTAAAGCTATATTACCTACCTTAGAATTATAATCTCCTACACTAGGACCGTCTAACACTAACTTATCTATATCGTCTCTTAGATTTAATTGTGTTATTCTATTATTTAGATCTGCAATTGTAGTTTGTAATGCAGGTTTTATAATATTATCTTTTATAAATGACTCTATACCATCTAATGTTTCTCTGCCTTTTAAAAACTCGGGTACAGTTTGTTGTTCACCATTAATACCTGTAATCTCCATATTTTCTAACATAGATAGTATACCAAAGTATTGACCACCATCTAATTTACCTTCATCTGTTAGGTTACGTTCAAACTCTCTAACAAATAAACTATTATACATATCATCTATAGCTAGTTGTGTAACTCCTCCATCATAATATTGTTTCTTAGGTAGTCTTAAGGCGTATAAAGATTTTTTACTTTCTATTACATGTGGTGTGTAATAAGCATGTCCTTGTATCTCTTCGTTTAAGAAAAGTCCAAACATTAACATTACTCTTTGTTTATCAGATATAGTTTTATTAGTAGCAGTATCTTTTCCTTCTACAAAGTCTCCTGCCATTTTTATTTCTATACCAGATACATTATCTTTTAATAAGTTATTAGGTAGTAATGTAAACTTATCATTTAATTTACCTTCTTTAGCAAGTCTCGCAACTTCCATGTAGAGGTTTCTTGGTACATATCTATATCTAGATTTACCCTCTGCATCTCTATAGTTAGCTTCATATGTAGATGGATCAAAGATAGCAGCTATCTGTGCCATTTTATATAGAGGATGATTTTGTTTTAAACTGTTTGGTTTCTTGTTATAACTATTTAGTTTACCTAAGAACCCTTTAAAATTACCAAGTTCATTATACATTAGTTCAGGATATGCGTCTCTAAGTACTTGATCTCCTAGCATATACGCAGCTGCGGCTGGTGTTATTTCCCATCCTAATTTATCAAATGCTTTAACTAGCGCTTCTGTATTACTATATGCAGTGCCTTCCTTCTCTAATATAGTTTTAATTAATTTTATAGCTTCATTTTTAGTTTTTGTATCTATACTAGCACTTCTACTGTACCATTTATTTAGTATTTGATTAGGCGTGTCCTGTGATATAGGGTCTACAATGTTACCTTTATTATCTTCTACTAACATTTTTAAGTATCCTAACTCAAATCTGTTAAATGCATTCACAAACCCTGGTACAAAACTAGGATTGTTTTTTAATGCTAATCTGACTTGTGCCATTTGCGGATCATACGTTGCAACAGCATCAAGTCTAGCCATTATATTACCCTCATTTGTTTGATTAGATAACATCATCATAAGCTTACCTGCTATAGTATGACCATTTAATGTCTTAAGTATTTGTGTAGTACCATACTTTTCAGATTGCCATGTAGTTCTACCAAATATATCTGTAGCAGGTGTAGTTAAGTTAGATATAAATTGTTTTATTCTAGAGGGAAGAGATTCTATACCTCCTAACTCTGTAAAATCCATGTCCCAATTTACACTTAATATATCAGCTTCTTCTTCTACATATTTATATTGAGCTTTTACTTTATCAAATAAAGAAGACTTATCAAACTCAGGAGATTCTAATATAACTTTCTGTCTTAAAGCAAACTTAGCTTGTTCTCTTACTTGATTAAACTCCTCTTTAGTGTATGTTTTATTAGGGTCTATAAAAGATTTAATAGTTATACCTTGTATATATTTATCTAGTATTTGATTTAATGCTTCGCTAACATCTTCTGTAAATACATCTCCATCTTTTAATTGTGCAAACAACTGCGATTCTAAATCTAATCTTACACCATTGTTAAGATTTTTAACATCTAGGTTAGCCATTTCATTACCTAGTTCTTTACGCAATTGTTCTTCTAGCTCTTCAGCTGTATAAACTTCTTTTTCTACTAAAGAGATTTCCTCTTCTATCACTTCCTCTGTAAATGTAGGTTCTTGTAAAGTATATATATCATTACTAACCTCAATAGACATAGTAGGATTAACAAAGCTTGCTCCTGGTAGTAAACTACTTTCAAAGTCTGCAGAATTTATTTCTGATCCGTCATCGGGTATACTCTCTTTAAAACTAGCGCTTGTTATCTGTGATCCTCCTTGTATATTAGCAAGAGCTCCATTAATAGTATTTATAATAGTTTTAAGAGAAGCATTGTTAGCAAGTCTTACATTATTTAAACCTTTTATTTTTTGGTATTGGTCTTTAATTTTACGTTGTCCATATATACTAAGCTTATAAGAGTTAGTTTTTTTATCAAAGTCTGCTCCTACTTTAATATCTATACCATCAATTGCTATAAACATATTTAGTTTTTTATTTATAGCTTTTAGTTCTTCGTTATAATTTAATTCTATTCCGGTTTTTATTTGTTGGTTTAATCTAGATATATCTTTTTTTAATGTTTGTAATCTTTTATTAACTCCTTTTTCATCTACTCTTTTAGGAAATATTCTAACCCAATTAACAACATTACCCCTTTTAACTAATGCAAAGTATCTACCTTCAAACTCATTACCAGGTAACATAGACATATGTTCTTTATTAGGATTAGTTCCTAATACAACTTTACCTAAATGTTTGTCATATATAATATAGTCTCCATCAAATGTATGAGGACTAGTAATATTATCAATACTTATTCTTGCCTCTTGGTTGTTATTAGCTAACCCTCCTTGAAATTTAAAAGAAAATAAACTATCATCTAATACTTGTGGATTTTCTAAAGTAGAATTAGGATATAAAGTTTCTAGTTTAGTTAATGCATCATTTAATATTTTATAATTATTCTGAAACTCTGCCCATGTTTGATCTGTAAAAGGCTGTCCGGTTTTCTTAAAGTTTTTATAGAAAAACTCTTTTGTCATTTTATCTCCAGGTATTAAATTACTTTGTTTATCATAGAACCTATTACTAGATCTTACAACTCCTAATAAATTACCACTTCTTAGATCACGTATTTGTAAAAAGGATCCATTCATGTTTATTTGCATGTCTCCTTGCTCTATAGGATTATTACCAAGTTCTCTAGGTACAGAAACAAATTCTATTTGTATATTTTTAATCAGGTCTGGGTCGGTAAGAATTCTATCAGCTAGTTCTTCCTTTGTCATAGTACCCATAGATCCTGCTTCTGACACTACATGTAACCAGTAAGTTGTTAGGAAATTATCCATGTGCTTATTGTTGTCTATAGTAGGCGCTAAATACTCCCCTTTAGCTTTACTTTCTGGTACAACAATGTTTTTACCTTCTTTATCTTTTCCTTTTAGTATATATTGTTTTTTACCATCAGGTCCTATTTCTATTCTTTCTATTTCACCGGTTTGATTGTTTCCGTATACTATATGAGTAGGAGGTACAGACTCTACAGTTCCTCCTATAACACTTTCTACAGCTCTAGCTTGATTGTCTGCTTGCTGTTGTGCTTTAACTTGTGCCTCTTTTTGTTTTCTTTTTCTTTTTTCTGAAAAAGTTTCTTTAGGTGTATTTTCATCCTCTTTTGTCTTTTCACTTTTTGGAGCTTCTTGTTCTTCTTGCTGTTCTTCATCTGTTTTCATAGACTCAGATATAGCTTGATCGTATTCAGCCCATGTATCAGGAGAAGTTAAGATTTCATTAATCTTATCATCATGTTGTTTTATATTTTCATCAAGAGTTTGTATAAGAGCATCATATGCTTCTTGTTCTTTACCGGCTTGCGCAGCTCCTGTTACTTTTAAGCTTTCTACTATGTCTTTAAATCTTGGGTCTTTACCTAAAGATTTTAATAATTGAGTAAACTTTCTTTTTTTACCTGGTTGTAAAGAATTAAACAACTCTTCTATTTTTTGTTTTTGATACTCTGATCTAGTTTTTTGTAATGCTAATTGTTTTAATCCTTGAACTATAGTATTAGGTATATTTTCTAAATTATATTGTTTTGCTAGATTTGGATCAGCAAAGTATTCAAGCATAGTATCATTAATGCTTTTAAGATTAGTAATACCTAATTCTTCAGCTTTAATTTTATCTAACCTTTTTTGTTTTTCAACATCAGTTAGCTTATCATTAGATTCTATATCAGCTCTTCTTTTATTTAATCTATTTAATCTGTCTTTATAATTTACACCATGAAGTAAACTTTGACCTACTACATATTGTCCTTTAGGCGATAGATAACTATAAGCTATTTCATTTTGTTTCCATAGTTCATTTAATCCCTCTACTTTTTTCTTTAATTTATTTCTTTGATACAGACTTAATGTTTTTTCTCCATATAGGTGATCTATCATCTGCGTTATATCTGTATATCTACCTTCAGCAATAAGAGTCATAAGATCCGGTTCATAAGCACTGTCCATTATAGTACGTGCTCCTGCTCCTAGTATAAATCCTAAAGCTCCTTCTTGTATAAGTTGACCAGTATCAAAGGCTCCTACTCTAAATTTACCTTTACCAAACTGTGCATCTTCTGGTGCAAAATAAGCATTATATGTTTGTTCTGTTGCTTGTACAATACTTCCTTGTACTATTTCTTCTGACCCTTCTTCAATACCAGAACTTAATCCTCTACCTATTCTGCCTACTAATTTAGATCCACTTTGTGCTCCTAATCTTTCTAATCCTTCAAATACCTTTTTTAATATAGGACCAGTTGCTTTATCTAGAAAGCCTTTACTATTAACTTTCATACCTGTTTGTTTAGCAACTCCGAATATAGCATTATATATTACAGATTGACCTCTAACTCCCATAGCTCTATTAGCTAATGCATTTGATCCAAGACCGTATTCTACAAGAGAATTTACAAATCCTACTGCTAATCCCATGGTAGCTGCAGCATTATCATCTAATCCATCTAGTTTAGCTTTTTTATATATTTCACCTGCATTTATAGGAGTACCTCCTGCAATGTGACCCATAAAACTAGCTAATTTTCTAGGAAATTTCTTACCTAATTTTTTAGCTAAGAACAATCCTCCTTTTGTTGTAATTTTAGCAGCAGCTCCACCCATTCCCCAAAACGATAGTAAAGATGCAATACCACTACCTAATCCTCCTGCTAACGCTGTACCATTTTCAAACATATTATCTGTTTGTTCCATTGCAGACTTAGCATAATCATGGAATTCAGAGCTTGCTCTTGCACTTGCAGCTACTCTATCAGTCCATCCATTTGGATTAGAATCCCAGTCTCCAGTACCAAAAGCTTTATTATAACTAGCTTCTCCTAAATCTGTTACCAACTCCGCAAAGTTTACCATATCAGGACCTAAGCCTCCTAAAGTATGACTAAAATTATCTACAAAAGCTCCTGTAGCTGTTTTAGCCATAGGCGCTGGACCGTAAGGATTTAATAGTGCTCCTCTTACTCTTCTAAAACTCTCTTCGTCTAAACTTGTTTCTTGTAATACGTATTGTTCTGTGTCTTCGTCCCATACTGGATAATATCCTTTAGATTCATATCCTTGAAACATTTTATCTACTAGTTGAAAAGGAACCATGCTTCTAGCCATTTCAGCATCTTGTTGTACTGCCTTTTCATATGTAGTATCTTTATCTAAACCAAACATGTCAATAAGAGATAGTCTTCTTTTTTCTTCATCTGGTCCAGTAGCTTTAAATATAGGAGCATAATCGTAAGTACGTTTATATAATTTACCTTGTGAATCATCTCCCCACATTCTATCAAACCATGTAGCATTATCAAACTCAGCTCCTTCTCCATCTCGCATATTAACAAACTCTCCTGCTTCGTTTCTAACAATACCTTTTCTTCCTAAATCAAACGCCATCTCTTGACCTATACTCATAGATTTAGTTTCTCCTACTGTGCTCATACTACTAGCACTAGGAAGCTGACCAAAGCTATAATTCTCAGGAGCAAAATCTGTAGGTACATTATATTCATCAGGTTCTAGACCAGAAAAATCTCCAGTGCCTTGTAAGTAATCTATGTTTTGTTTGATATTTGGATTTAACTCTGAAACCAGTTTATTAAATCTACTTAAACTG